TCCATCGGCATCCGGCTAGGCAACGCCGCAACATCGGTATCAGTCACCCCAAGAATAGTCTTGAAGGTTTCAAAATCAATCGGTGGCACTATGCTAAGAACCTGCACCTTCAACGGGTTCAGCTTGTCCTTGAAGTTGGATGAACCTACCGCCCGAAGCACCCGCGCTGCGTCAGCAGGAACCGCAGGATCAATCTTCATACCATTGAGCAGACACGCGGCTTTAAACTTATCCGCTACAACCTTCCATTCCGTGCGGGTCACCGCCTTCGTTAAAGGCCAATACGCATGGAGACCTCTACCAGAATTAACCAGCATCGGGCGGGGTAGCTTCAAATCCTTGACAAGTTGCTTTAGACTAACCAAGGCGTCGTGTTGACTAGGGTAGTGCTTTCCGTCATCAATGTCGGGGTCGCAGTCCAAGTCCAGAAAGAAGGACTTTACATAGGCTACGTTCTCTGCCGTGCGGTTCCGTGCGGATTCATAACTACTGACAGCGATAAACGAGTTAAGCCCTTTCTCCTCCAGATGGTCAACTGCAATATCAATTTCTAACTTCGTCTTGTGAAACGTCTGGCTATGTGCGCGTTTACCCTCTAATGCGAATACACAATAGATTCCCTCTGGGGGCAGAATTACCTCCAAGAACTCCTGTCTGGTGAGCATGGCTATTCATTTTCATATTGTTCTGGAACAGGTTTCTGTTGCAACCGCTCCACCAACTCGGCTACTTTGGGTATTAGGTGTTTGCTAGGCGTACTTCTACCGGTAATCCAGTTATACGCTGTAGCACGGGTGACTCCAAATACATCTGCCATCTCCACAACGGAGTAGCCATGCAAAATACATAGGCGTCCAAGATCGACACCAAGCCCTTTAATGTCAGGGTTCGATACTATCGCTTTCATCTTCCTTGTATAGCCGCGTTTTCTCATTACTTTCTCCCGAAAAAGGGGTGCGAAGTGTATCGCACCCCCACCCTAGTTAATTGTTATTCGTCATCCCATTGATCCAAAACATCTTTCAGATTCTTCTTGGGAGCGGGTTCCGGCTCTGACTTCTTTGACTCCCGCTTCTTGGGTTCTGCGGGGGCTTCCTCTTCATCCTCATCCGGCTCTGCTTCCACCTTGGCCTTCGGCTTCTGTTGTGCCAACTGCTTAAGGGGAACCGATGGGGTTGACGCGGAATAGGATACCTTAACAGCGTCCTTGGCCTCATCTGTCTGACCATGCGCTACGCAACGGGCATACTCGTCCTCAGTCAACGGGCGCACCGCTTTGAAGGTCAGCTTCGGTGTGGCACTGTCCGTATCAAACCGCATCTCCGTCACCACCGCAGTGATGTTGACGTTGAACCCCGCCAAGAACTGCACGTAGGAATTGAGCGGCAGTTTACCGTTCTCGCCCTTACCGAAGATTGACTGCGCCGGAAGAGTCAACTGGAACACATCGCCTTCCAGATCGTTCTCCAAGACCACAGCAACACGGCGGGAGAAGCGGCAAGCACGGGACTCACCCTGACCTGATCCTTTGATGTTCTGCGGACAAGTCGTGCAGTTAGCACTCTGCGCTTCCGAGATACTCGCGTCGGGACGATCACCATCGGCAGACCAGCATGACGGAGCGGCACCCTTGGCATTCGGGTCATAGGCACCCGCGTAGTACGAGCGTGAGACCTTCGGTGCGGCGTTCACGATCACGATCTTCATTGACCGCTCTTCGTTGGTGGCAATCTCTTTACCGTCTACCACCAGACGGAACACACCCCCACGGATGGAGATGCGTTTACCGCCACCGCCCCCAGACAGGAACGACTTAGTTACGTCATCCAGCGGGGCGTTACGCAGGTAGTCTGGAACGCCGTTTTTAAACAATGTGACATCGTTGCTCATTTATTTCTCCTGATTATTTACGACGGATAGAAACATCATAGGTGCTGTTTGCATTGAGTCCCGGAGGTAGCAGTTCAGGGTTGCTTGCCAGAAAAGTCTTCATGTTCGTCTGGTGAAGCCGTTGCTCCGTGAGGTCAAGTACATCATGCTCTTTCATAAACTTCCGCATTTCCGGCCAGTCATTCGTCCAGTAATACGTCTTGGTTGTGCGTGACACCGTGCCGTACGCTGTCTTCAACCCACTAGCGCCAAGCTCTTTGCACAAATCAAGTAACTGCGCGGTAATAAGTTTCATGCTTTCTTCAACTTCTAAATCTTCCTTCTCGTACTCCCGTTTCAACGTACTGCGCTTATCGCGCATTTTTAGGTATATCTTTACTAACTTATCGACCGACACTCCTTCACTCATTTGTTTCTCCCAGTTCAGCTATCTCTTCTTTATATAGGTCAACCAACCGTTGGTGGATATCGACCTTGCCTTGAAGCATCTTGTACATCTTGCGTTCAACATTGCTACCCTGCAAATGCACGATGGTTACTTTGTTAACTTGTCCTGCGCGATGCACCCGTGCGTTAGCTTGCAAATACGTCTCGACACTCATAACCGGAGACCAATAGACCACGACGTTTGCCGCGTGTAGGGTTACGCCATGCGATGCTGCCTGTGGCTGAATAACCAATACCTGCGGGTCGGGCGTGGTCTGGAACGTATTGAATATTTCCGTGCGTTTAGTCGGGGATACCTTTCCGTTGATGATGCGATTTGTAATGCCTTTCGATTTCAACCAATTTGCAATCAACAACAAGCTATGCGTATACGGCACAAACACCAACACTTTATGACTTGCCTCTTCGATCACTTCCATCAATGCTTGCAGCCGGTTGCTGCAATCAAACTCAATGACTTCTTTAGTATCTGAATAGACCGCACCACCTGATATCTGCAACAGCTTGGTCAATACCGTTGCCGCCGTGGGTGCGGAGATTTCTTCTCCTGCTGCTCTGACTAATTGCTCTCGTAACAACCCCTCGTAATACTTGGTCTGCTGCCGCGTAAGGGGGACATCCCGTGTGACATACATCATGTCTGGCAAGTCAAGGCACTCCTCTTTGGAAAACCTAATCGCCGGTTGCAACGCGTTGAATACCGTTTCAGTAGAGTCCGATCTTGGCACCCACTTGAACCGCGTAAGCTGCGTCATCACCATGCTCTTAAACGTGCCATGAAACTTCGGCACCCCCGATGGATTGACGATACGTGCCAACCCATACGCATCACTCGGTTCTTGCGAAGCAGGAGTACCTGTCAGCATCCATACCCATGTATTCGGCTTGATGATCTTGGCAAGACACTTCCACCGTGTGGTATGCACATTCTTATAGGCGTTGGCTTCATCAACTATGATCAGATCAAACCGTCCGTCATCAATCACGGTGTCGGCAATAATCTCCAAGCCTTCGTAGTTGGTGATAACAAACTCTGCATCCCCCGCTACGATCCTACGACGCGTATCTGCTTTGGAGCTATGGGCTATCTCACAGGTGCGGTGCATTGCAAACTTGAACAAATCGGCTTGCCATGCGGAACCCATGATAGATACAGGGCAGATCACCAATACCCGTTTAATTTTTTTCTGATACATCAGGTAGTCAGCAGCCCAAATACAACTCGCTGTCTTCCCTGTGCCTTGCGCGTTAAAGCAAAACGCTCTGCGGTTCAACGTCAGGAAGTCGGCGGTAGTGATCTGATGCGCGAACGGTTGGTGCAGACCCGTCCACTTGTATGACTTGCGTATGGGAGATGGCACCCCTTTGATCTTGAGGTTCTTGAGTATCTGCGCCTCTTCCAACCCCCACCTGACCAACACTTCGTGGTCACCTACCCGCGCACTTGTCGGGATAACATCCGTGATTTTAGAGGGGTCACGCACCCTAAGATGTAGTGCTTTGTTATCAACTATTTGCATATCGTTTCTTCACCCGTAAAAAAGCTACGAAGCGGTGTGCATGTTTGCACCCACTTCACTATTTGTAAAACTGTTTACTGCCGCCTCTTCGGGCGGTTTGGGCTACTATATTCTACCGAACCAATTTATGCGTCAAGACTTTTTAGGTTTATTTTTCTTGACGGTGTGATCTGCATTGCGGCTGAACGATGCGTTCTTTGCACGGGTAGTAAGTTTAAGATTCGTTGGGGAATTTGTACCCCCTTTCGACAAAGGCGTTACGTGGTCAATGACCTTACCCGCACGGTCAATGCCTTTGGCATCCATCCCACGCCTTGCAGCAGCCCGTTTTGCACGTTCAGGATTCTCCCCCCGTGCTTGCTGCATATCGTACTCGTGTTTATACGGTCGCGGCTTGTTGATGTATGGCATTTTTGCCTCCTATGAAATAGTCTTTCTCTATAAATCCTTCCGCTGAACCATGCACGTAGGTAGCACGGACATACGTTATCTTACCATTTGCTAAATGCCTTATATGCCCCCTACGGAGATGTGACCGCTTACCCGAACCGTCTCCATGCACCATACTTCTCGCGGCATCATCGCTATCCCACCGTTCCCCATCTACTACTAAGATTTTATAATCAAGGAGGGGGCGTTTGCCTTTTTTCACCCGCTTCTGGTTTAAAAACTTGGGGGCTTTAACGGTTTCTTGCGTTGTGTTATGGGTATTTAATAGCACACAAGCATTGACTATAGTGGAAATCCCTACCGAAGTGCTAGCTTTGCGTAAACGACGCACAGGGTCGTCGCCGTCTTTCTCGGCTCGTATAGCGTAACGGTTTACTACTTCAGCTTCCATACCATTTTCTAGTATCTTTACTTCTACCCCCATAGTTCCCGCAATACTTGGGTAAAAAATACCCACCGTAGGAAGTACCATCCATATTCCTTCATGGCGTAATGCTGTTGAAAACCCTATGCTCCCCTTTGGGTGCTGGTGCGGATGCGAAAAACCTTCGGGGGCTATATCAAGATCAGTTGCCAATACAGCTGATTTTCCAAAGGGGCTTTCAGTGAAAAAAAGCGTCCTTGGGTATGGAAGTCGTATTAGAGGTTTTACTGCATCATCTACGTCATCGAGTGCGGTTATAACATTTCCCGAAAAAGGATAAAATATTTTAGGAGTTAACACCGTGCTAGATAAGAAAATTTCAATAAGCTCCTTATACGATGCGGGGAGCTTATTAACCCTCGGACTATCTAAGCGACGTTGTAAATCATTTATTAAACTATCAAAATGCCCCCACAACCCTTGCTCTTTCATTATTCCTCTCTTCCGTTGTGTTTACAGTTAGTGACCGGACACCATGCACGGCATGTGAAGTTTTGCTTGGGGTTCCATACGTTGGTCTCGTACGCGGCATCCAGTCTGCCGG